GGTGCTGATAAGAGCCAGATATTAAGAGATTTTTCTGAGGGTGATGAATTACATTTCTTTGGTGATAGAATGGAAACCACTGGGAATGATTATTCTTTAGGGGAAGCAGTAAAGAAGATGGGCGGTTATACGTACCATGTTAAAAATTGGAAGGATACCCGAACCAAACTTATAGAGTTAACCGAATTTCGTAGATAGAGTATAGGTTATAATTAGTAATGTACGCCGTAAGGGTACACAAAACACAAACTCGCTTAGTAAAGGAGCTACTATCATGGGAAACATACAAAGGTATCGTTCTGCTGATTTACCAGATCTTATGGATAAGATTGTAAAGAACAGCATAGGAATGGATGATTATTTTGATAGATTTTTTAATCTACATGAAACACAGACAAACTATCCACCCTATAATCTTATTCATGTAAATAACGTTGAATCAAAACTGGAAATCGCACTTGCAGGATTTAAAAAGAAAGAAGTAAATGTCTACACAGAGTATGGAAAACTCTTTGTAGAGGGACAGAAAGAAGACAAAGAAACTCAAACTGAATATGCTCATAAGGGACTTGCTCAGAGATCCTTCACAAGAGCATGGACATTATCAGATGACACTGAAGTTAGAGATGTTGTATTCGAAGATGGTCTTCTTACTGTCACCTTGGGTAAGATTGTTCCAGAACATCATGCTCGTAAAAACTATCTCTAAATATAATTGAGTTCGAGATGGGACTTAGGGATCTTGACGATCCCTTTTTTTATGCTATAATATTAAGGATGAAGTAAAAAAATGTCAATTAAACTTGCTATTCTAAAATCTGGTGAGAATGTAATTTCTGATGCCAAAGAACTTATTGCAGAAGATAAAGTTTGTGGATATTTGTTTAATAAACCACATAAGGTAGAAGTTACTAAACCAAGTATTTTATTTGAAGGTGATATAACACCAACTTCTAGTGATGGGGAGATGAGTATAACTTTATCTCCTTGGATTGTGCTGTCAAAAGATGATCAAGTTCCAGTTCCTACCGATTGGATTGTTACTATTGTTGAACCAATATCATCAGTAACTCAAATGTATGAAGAGAAAGTAGGAGTAGAGACGGAAGATGATTAAATGTTTAGTTCTTTTAACTGGAATAGTTCTTATTGCTAAAATTGAAGAAGTTGATGCAGAACTTGGAGATCCTAATTGTTTAATATCTGATGTATGTGTAATTAATTCTGATGGGACAATAAGTTCTTGGTTGAATTTTTCTGAAGATACAGAATTGATGATAAGATCTGAAAATATATTAACAATTACTGAGCCAAAAAAAGATATAGTTAAATTATATTTGGAGACTATCTCATGAAAGTTCTGAGTATTGATTTGGACTATATTATGAGTCCAACTATTGAACTCTATAACACTTTGTTTTATGATGATAATCCAACAACAAGATGGAGAAATTTATTTGATAGATCTGATTTTAAAGAAAATCATTTAGTTATTGATCAAGGTAGTTTGTTATATTGCTTTGATGTATTTTTAAAAGCATTAAAAAATTGTGAGAATGTTTCATTTGGATATGAACATGATTCTATACTTTATGATATTAAAGATTTTTCTAATATTGATTTGATTAATATTGATCATCATGATGATGTTTTTGGTGGCGATTATTCTGGGAGCATGGATTATGAAAATGGTTTGAAGAAAGAATATTTTGAGATTGTTAAAGATAATAGAGTTCATGAGGGAAATTGGATTGCATGGTTGGCAAGTCAAAAAAAATTAAATTCTTGTGTTTGGATTGGTAATGAAAATAGTGGCAATAAAAGTAGAAATTTTTTCAATGAACAGATAGTTCCAAATTATTTAAATGTTGAAAGGGAAAATTATAAATTTGATAATTATAAATTTGATCAGATTTTTGTTTGTCTATCTCCACAATACATTCCTAAGAATCATTGGCATTATTTTAGTATGTTCATAAAAGTTTATGAGCAATTTTCAGGAAAAGATGCTATAATACATAACAAGAAATATGAACATGAACTTCGTAATTTACAGGTGAATAATGAGATTTTATACCAATGTTCAAATGGTAGGTGACAACTTCCTAGTTCGTGGTTATGAAAATGGAAAACATTTCGCAACCAGAGAGAAGTTTTATCCAACTTTATTTGTTCCTTCTAAGAGAAAAACCAAATATAAAACCTTAAGTGGTGAGTATGTAGAATCAGTTGAGCCTGGTTCTGTTCGTGACTGTCGTGAGTTTATAAAAAAATATGATGGAGTAGAGAATTTTAAAATTTATGGTAATAGTTCTTACATTTACCAATATATTTCTGAAAAGTATCCAGAGAATGAAATAAAATTTGACACTAGTAAGATTAAAATAACTACTATTGATATTGAGGTTAAGTCAGAGAATGGATTTCCCGATGTAGAATCTGCTGCAGAAGAGATACTTCTTATTAGTATTCAGGATTATTCAACTAAACAAATTAGAACATGGGGTTTAGGTGCATTTAATAATAAACAGGATAATGTAATATACAAATCATTCAAGACTGAATATGAACTCTTACTTAGTTTTATTAACTGGTGGATGATTGAAGATAATACACCAGAAGTTATTACTGGGTGGAATAGTACATTGTATGATATTCCATATCTTGTTCGTCGTCTTGATAGAATCCTTGGTGAAAAATTGATGCGTCGTATGTCACCATGGGGATTGGTGACTGAAAGAGAAATTTATATTGCTGGTCGTAAGAATATTTCTTATGATGTCGGTGGTGTAACACAGCTAGATTATCTTGACCTTTATAAAAAGTTTACTTATAAGGCACAGGAATCTTATAGGTTGGATTATATTGCCAGTGTAGAACTTGGTCAAAAAAAATTAGATCACTCTGAGTTTGATACATTTAAGGATTTCTACACAAAAGGTTGGCAGAAGTTTGTTGAATATAATATCATTGACGTGGAACTTGTTGACCGTTTGGAAGACAAGATGAAACTGATTGAACTTGCCATAGTTATGGCATATGATGCAAAAGCAAATTATGCTGATGTATTCTCTCAGGTTCGTATGTGGGATACTATCATCTATAACTATCTCAAGAAAAGGAATATAGTTATTCCACCAAAGGAAAGATCCGATAAGGACGCAAAATATGCAGGTGCTTATGTCAAAGAACCGATTCCTGGAAAGTATGATTGGGTTGTTAGTTTTGACCTCAACTCTCTCTATCCTCATCTTATTATGCAGTACAACATTTCGCCAGAGACCCTCTGTGAACAACGGCATCCATCCGTTACAGTTGATAGACTCCTCCAAGAGCAAGAGGTAATTGATGGTGAGTATGCTGTATGTGCAAATGGTGCACAATATAAAAAAGATGTACGTGGATTTTTACCAGAGTTAATGGAGAAAATTTATAAAGATAGAACAATATACAAGAAAAAGATGCTTGCAGCAAAGCAGGAATATGAAAAGAAGAAAACAAAAACTCTTGAAAAAGAGATTGCTAGATGTAATAACATTCAGATGGCAAGGAAGATTCAACTTAATAGTGCTTATGGTGCTATTGGTAATCAATACTTTCGCTATTATAAACTTGCCAACGCAGAAGCTATTACACTATCTGGTCAGGTTTCTATTCGTTGGATAGAAAATAAGATGAATGCTCATATTAATAAAATTTTAAAAACAGAGGAGGTTGATTATGTTATTGCTTCAGATACTGATTCCATCTATCTTAATTTGGGTCCTTTGGTTGAGGCTGTATACAAGGGCAGAGAAAAAACTAATGAAAGCGTTGTTCGGTTCCTTAACAAGATCTGTGAAGTGGAATTTGAACCTTTTATTGAAAGTTCTTATGAAACGTTGGCCAAATACGTAAGTGCCTATGATAATAAAATGTTCATGAAACGTGAGAACATTGCTGAACGTGGTATTTGGACTGCCAAGAAAAGATATATCTTGAATGTATGGGATAGTGAAGGTGTTCGTTATGAAGAACCCAAACTCAAGATGATGGGTATTGAGGCAGTTAAATCTTCTACACCAGCACCTTGTCGAACAATGATTAAGGATGGACTTAAGTTGATGATGAATGGCACAGAAGAGGATGTGATTCATTTTATTGATAAGTGTCGTAAGGAATTTAAGACATTACCACCAGAAGATATAGCATTTCCCCGTACTGCATCTGATGTTCGTAAGTATCAGGCATCATCTACCATATATGCGAAAGGAACTCCCATACATATACGGGGTGCATTATTATTCAACCATTATATCAAACAGAAAAAGTTGACTAATAAGTATT